TGATGCCCTTTGCCTCCGGCATGATCTTTATATAAGCGGTTCCGATAGCCATTTATCGTCCGTCCTTCCCTATGCGCTCTAATATCGCCTTGCGCCGTGCCTCGAACTCTTCCGGCGTGGCGAACCCCTCCGCCTGTTTCTCCGGCACGTTGCCCTGCATTATGTCAGTCACAAAGACGGGAAGGTCTTTCCCGCCCAGCATGACATAGCGGATTGCGCGGAGTTCATCGACAATTAGAGCGTCTAATAAAACAAGAGGCGGGACTTGTTCGAGTCCCGCCATCTTGAGCTTGATTCTTGAGTCCGGCCTTAACCCGCGCGCAAGCTCCGCAATGTAGAGCGGAGAATAGGCTTGCATGTCGTAGACCTGGTACGTTTCCGCAAGGTCGCAGACAAGCGCCCCACGGTCTAACGAGAGCATGCGGGCAAGGCCAATCAGTTTTTTACTTCGTCTCCGGCTTTGGTAAAGAGTTCTTCAAGCAGACCGACCATTTTCTCCGCCTGGACTGTCCCGGAGTCATCGCGCACGCTCTCTTTCAGGTCTTCGTACTGTTTGGCGCCTAAAAGCTTTACAAAGACCCGCTCCGCCATCGGCGCCGTCTTCACGCGCGCACCGGCGCTGCCGTCCTCTTCAAGCTCTGTGATTTTGCCAATCAGCACGGAGAGATCCCAATCTGTGAGAACCGCTTCGTTGATCTCGCAAGAGAACCCATGGTCAAAAACGATCGTTTTCATTCTGCTTTCACTCCTTCATCTACTATGCCCGGACGATATACTCGTAATGCGTCTGACCCGCCGCGTCTGCAAAGCCGGTAATGGTCAGCTCGTAGCCTACCGCGTCGGAGTCGCTATAGGTGATATCTCCAATTTCGGTAATCTTGCCGTTGGGGATGACAACGCGCTTAATAGCGCCGTCTCTGAGCACCATATCGACCGCCCAAGAGCCAGCCTCCACTTCCTGCGAGTTCGCCTTTACCGTGATGCCCGCCTGGAGCGTGCCGGTCACGTTGTCTTCACCGTATACCGCTTTGAGCACGTCCACGTTGAGCACCTCAAGCAAGGTAAGCTGGAACGTGTCCGTCTTGCTCTCCTGCGGAGTCAGTACGATATCACCGCCCCAAGCGCGGATCTCCGACGTCTCCGGGGAGTTGGAGTTGACCACTCCGTCTTCGGAGCAATACCCCATGGACGCAAACGCCGCGTCCAGCGCGGTGGTAGCATCCGTCGGAAGCGTCGTCCCAAGCGCGGCGCGGAAGACTGCCCCGCCGATTTTCGGCTTACCGGCGGTAACGTTAGTTACTGTATTCGCCATATCCTGTCCTTCTTTCTACAACATGACGATGTCAAACGTGCTCTGGTATCTCGCCCGCTTTCTCACCGTGTCCGTCTGCATCTGTGAGTTGCTAAGGTGAACACGGGCAAAGCGAGGATCCGCAAGCACGTTGTCCTCCATCGCCGCTATAACTGATTCGTTGAGTTCCGCCGCATCAAGCGCGCTGGTACCGTATGACTGCACCGCGATTGTGTAGCTGGTCACGTAGTTTTCCTTCGTGGTGCCGATTCTGTCCAGCACGAGGAAGCGCCCGGAAGGTAAATCCTCCGGACGCATCACGTAGACCGGAACGCCCAGCGCGGCGGTCAAAAGGTTAATTAAGATTGACTCGATCATCCTTTCCCCTTATCCGGCCCGACTTGAAGAGGATAAACCGCCTTAAGTAAGGTGTTGTTCTCGTAGTCGTCCTTCTTTGCCTCGAAATCGTCCGCCCAGACCATAGCCACGGCACGCTTAGCGCCCACGCGGTGCATATAATCATATCCGCCCCCGGCTTTCCCCGCGACCTCTGCCGCCGTCTCTGCGACAAGGTTTTGCATAAAGTCAGCCTGGAGCACTTCCCGCCGGAAGCCTGCCGTGTTAAGGTAAAAGCTCTTCTTCATTCGATCCTCTCCACCGTGACCTTCATGTTCCAATCAAGCGGAATGTCGCACTCGATGCCTTGAAGAGGAGCGCCGTACGTCTGCCACTTCTTGCCCCAAAACTCCACGGTCTGGTTGACCCAGTCGTGCGTATCGCCCTTTGGGATGGCGAGAGTATAAGACTCCCGCCGTCCCTCCAGCGAGTTCTGGTCTACTAAGTCGTCCGCAGTCGTGGGCGATACAAGAACATTAGACACAGTTACAACGGAATCGGTGTAGACCGCCTCGTTAAAGGCATTTATCCCTGTTTGCACCTTCTGGTGCAACACAACGTCAATTCCCTTAATCCGCACCATAGATATCTAATGCCCCCCATCGCTGCCGGATGATTCCTAAACGCTTTAGGTCGTTTCGCAAAATCGGAAGGTTCGCCCCGCCGGGGATCGCGTACGTGCCAGACCATGAGTAGCCGAGCGCGGACTGCGACTCCTGCGAGAGTGCCTCTCCGGTTGCGCCCGTGTCCTGTTTGAGCGCCCGCACGCAGATATCAACCGTGGCTGTCTTAACCACGGTTGCATACGTTGTGGATTCCTCCACCATCGCGTCTAAATCATACCGCCGCCGCGCCGCTTCTGCCCGCAGAACGTCGGAGATGGCGGGAAGCAAGTTTTCCGCCCGCGTCTCTTCGTCCGCAGTCAACGCCCGCCAAAGGGACGCTACGTCGGCGACTGTTGCAAAAGCTCCCGCCATTTTGCCCTCCTGCTAACTTACGAAATTTTCGCGAACTGCGCGCCGTCCAGAACTCCCCAGCCGATGTACGCTTCGCACCGGAGATAGACCTGGTTGTGGCCTTTGAGGTCGCCAAGCGTGGCGTCGTTGTCCGGGTTACCATATTCAATAACTTCGAACTCAACGTCGGAAGCATAGCCCCAGCGGAACGCGTCAAAGTCGCCAACGTAGCCGTAAGCCGGAGCGACCGTGGCGTTGACGTCAGAACGCATGCCGTGGAATGTCTCCGGATTGCCGCCGAACAGATATTCCGGAGCAACGGCAAGGTTGCCGATCGTAGCCTGACCGAGTGCGGCGGAGAAAGTCGGAGCAAGCGCGATGCCGTTTGCACCTTCGACCTTCGCCAGCGCGTCGGCGAGGTTGTCCACCTCAGAACCAGCGGCGTAAGTGATGACGTTCCCTGCCGGGATCTTGGCGTCAAAATTGTTAGCGCCGATGACCGCGGATGCAGACCCCGTGCGCGGATTGATGCCGTGGAAAGCGCCGAAATCGAGAGCACGCGCGAACTTGCGAGCCGCAGCGTCCACAAAATCTTCCGTGACTCTCATGCGGTACTCTTCGGAACCCCGGATGAACTCATCCGACGCGCGCATGCCGTACTCCATCTTGACGGGAACGACCTTTACCGGAGTAGCCGCGCCGCCTCCGTTGGACTTCGCGCCATTCTCCGCTACAATGTCCGCCTCGCTGTCCAGCGAGAACACAAAGATCGTGCTTCCGTTAAAAGCGACCGGGCGAGCCGTGCTGAGCTTCGCCAGCGTGCTATGTCCTTTTACCGCGTTGAACATATCCTCAACGACTGCTGCCGGCATGTTGTTGCCTCTGGTAAGTGTATCTGCCATAATTTAACCTTCTTTCTTCATCATCTGCGCCATGATACGGTAACCCTCTTTTTTCGGATCCGTCGGCGCGGAAACATTGCTATTGAATGACGGAGCAACTCGTTTTACGCCAATAAAACCTTTGACCTTCTGCGCGTCCTCTCGCACGCTGTCCTCATCCTCGCCCGCGAGCCGGTCTGCCATCTCCAGCGGCACCCCTTCCTCAATCGCGATTCTCTGTTTGAGAGCGGCTAATTTGACCGAGGAGAGTTCCTTTTGCATGCTTCCGAACCTTTCCTCGCTTTCCTTCTTTTCGCTCTCAAAACCGGCGATTTTTGCGTTCAACGCCTCGATCTCTGCGACCTTTGCGGTCAACTCTTCCTTTGTGGAGTCAAGTTCTTTTAACCGCGCCTCGTATTCTTTCGCGGTTGCTTTCGCGGCGCTTGTCCTTGCCCGGTCCACCCGGTCCTGCACCAGCTCGTCGAACCTCTCCTGCGTTTCAATCGGTGTAAATTCCATAAGTTACCCTTTCCCCACTTTCCGCGTGGTATGCGTAATATAAAAGCGCCTTGCGGCGCCTTTAATAACTCACCCTTTGTTTTGCCTTAACCTTAGACTCACTACATGCCCAATAGGCAATGATGACTGATTCCAATAACCCAATCTCGATAGGCTCTTTCAATGAGCGGTAGCCAAAGCCGCCAGCCGTCCCAATCGCTCGTTTTTCGCAATTCGAAACGGACTGCGAGAGTGCCGGTTGGTTCATGTGGCATATCTCGCCCGCAAATAGCGCCTGTTCGAACTTTCCGTTAGCTACGCACACCTCTTTGACGGTCATAAGCACCGGCGCGCCCAGATGTTCGCGCCGCATATCCTGTGCCAGTATGGCGCCCTGTGCTCCGTCAACGGTAACGCTCGCTACGTCGGCTTTTTTCAGGAACTCGATTATCCAGGCATTGCCCGCCCGGATCTCCCGGCAGTCTATACACTCCACAAATATCTTGCCCTCCGTCGTCCTCGCCGCAATGGCAAGGCACGCGTTGGTGCCGTCGTGGCCGTACTTGATACCGACAAAGAGTTTTCCTTTGAGTTCCGGCATGTGGTCGGCTTTCAACGCTTCCCACTCCGCCTTTGATATGGCGGACTTGAGGTTATACTTAATCCATAACCCCAAGCGTTGGATGTTGAAGTCGTCCACGTCCCGTCCGATCTCATCTCCAATCTTGCGCTCAGTTAGGATCGTCCCAAGAGATGGGTTTGTCATGTACCATGCGGCCTTGTCGTGGGGATCCGTTTTCTTGTCAACGCCCCACTCCGCCCAGCCTTTGTTCTCCGTCTCCCCGCTAAGGATTGACTTTCTCATCTCAAGAAAGACCGTCCCGCTGGAGATAGGAGTTGGCGGCGTGCCGCATAAGATCGTCTGCGGATTTGGAGAGTCCGAGACAACGTACTTTAGCGCGGTTTGCTGGTCGTCCGTGTATTCCTGCGCCTCATCAATCACAAGAAGATCGAACCCCTCGCCGAGTCCTCCGCGAGAGGATCGCGTCCGAAAATCAACGCGCCCGCCGGTTCTCTTTAGCCGGATTGACTCCATGCCGAGAGTTGACGTTGTTTTGTAATCCTCCGGTTCCGTGAGTCCGCGCCCCTCCAGATGCTTTTTCAGCCGTTCCCATGCCATATGCGACGTTGAAACGCGATGCGCCGTGTGCAGGATTTGTTCGCCTTGTTCCAGACCCCAATCTTCCCGCATGGACACGATCTCGTTTTTCCCGTTCCGCCGTGGCACGGAGTAGCCAAAAGAGGTATGCACGAAAAGGCCGTCCTCTTCACGTACTGCCAAAATGTCGTAGAGCAAAAGCTCCTGCCATTCCTGCGCCGTTCGTCCGGTCGAGTTGTAAAGGTCTATCGCCTCCTGTCCGTGTGTCTTCGTGTAAGGCAAAATAACGGATGTAGTGGGAGTCTGCCGGGCGACGTATTCCTCCGCCATGCTACCCCCTTTTGTATATGAAAAGACCGGCGCGTTAGTGCGTCGGTCTAATCATCAAAGCTCTTTGTAGTTGTCTATCAGATGCACTCCGTAGACCTCTACGTTTTCAGCGTCTAATTCTTTAAGCCGCT